AAAGGGTAAATATGAGTTACCTAAAACGTTTAAAAAAGCAACTAAAAAAATAAAAAGAGAATGGCAATCGAGAAGGTAGTTAATGTAAAAGTTGTAGACAACGTAGAAGCGACGACTAAAAATGTAGCTAATCTAAAAACGCAATTAAGACAAGCGCAAAATGAGGTTAACGAATTAAGCGCAAAGTTTGGAGCGACTTCAACACAAGCAGTAGAAGCAGCAAAAAGAGCGGCTCAATTAAAAGACGCTATTGGCGATGCTAAAGCCTTAACCGATGCGTTTAACCCTGATGCAAAATTTAAAGCACTTACTTCAACTCTTGGAGGTGTAGCAGGTGGATTCGCAGCCGTTCAAGGGGCAGTTGGTTTATTAGGTTCAGAAAGTCAAAGCGTAGAGAAAGCTATATTGAAAGTTCAGTCAGCAATGGCAATTTCGCAAGGGGTTCAAGCTATTGGAGAAAGCGTAGATTCTTTTAAACAACTTGGAGCGGTAATTCGTTCGACTACTATTTTCCAAAAAGCATTAAGTGCAGCTACAGCAGTACAAACTTTCGTAACTAACGGAGCGACTTTAGCGGCTAAATTATTAAGAGGTGCTTTAATTAGTACGGGTATCGGAGCGTTAGTTGTCGGAGTAGGTTTGTTAATAGCGAACTTTGACAAGGTAAAAAAAGTTGTTATGACTTTAATACCTGGACTTTCAGCGGTTGGCGATGTAGTTATGAGTATTGTAAATACTGTTACGGATTTTATAGGAGTTACTTCTGAAGCGGGTAGGTCAATTGATAAAATGGTTTCTGATAGTGAAAAAACATTAAGAAAAAACCAAGACTTTTTAGATACTCAAGGCGATAAGTACGACGAATATACAAAAAGAAAAATACAAGCGAATATAGATTACGCTGCAAAAGTAAAAGAGGTTGCTGAAGATGAAACGAGAACCGAAGCCGAGAAATTAAAATACCTAAAAGATTTACGAGATAAAGCGGATCGTGAAATATTTCAAGCTGATAAAGATAGACAAGCAGAGAAAGATAAAAAAGCAAAAGAGGAACAAGATAAAATTGATGCTAAAAATAAAGAAGCAAGCGACAAAAGAAAAGAAGAAGCTAAAAGATTAAAAGACGAAGCAAAAACAATTTCAGACAATGCTAAAAAAGCAAATGATGAAATAAGAAAAACAGATTTAGAAAGGCTAACAGAAAAATACAATGCCGAACGTTCTCTTTTAGAAAAACAAAATATAAGTACTTTAGAATTAGAGATTAAATTTCTAAATGATAAAAACGAACTTAATCTTAAACAGCAAGAAATTGAGAAAAAATTAAGAGATGAGAAAATTGAAGCGGATAAAAAAGCAGAGCAAGATTATTGGTTTGCTCAATCGGACGCAGCGGTAAAAAGAACTGAAGAAGATATTGCAAGAGAGAAAAAGGTAGCCGAAGAAAAAAGAAATATTAACGCTTTAGCTATTCAATCCGCTCAAAATGTAGTCTCTATTTTAGCAGGATTAGGAGAGAAAAATAAAAAGATTCAAAAGGTTGCTTTAGTTGCAAATGGTGCTTTGTCTATTGCTGAAATTATAAATAACACTAACGTAGGTTCGTCAAAAGAAGTAGCGACCAAAGGGGTATTTGGATTAACAACTTCAGCGGTTTTATATGCTAAAATGGCTTTAAGTATTGGTTCTGTAATAGCTGCAACTGCAAAAGGTTTATCCGCTTTGGGTGGTGGTGGTTCTGTTGGCGGTAGTGGTTCAGCAAATGGAGGAGGAGCAACTCAAACAACCGCTCCACAATTTAACATAGTAGGTCAATCAGGTACTAACCAACTGGCACAAACAATCGCAGGACAACAAAACAGACCAATAGAAGCTTTTGTAGTGAGTTCAGCTGTTACAACAAGTCAAGCACTTGACAGAAATAGAGTAAAGACCGCTACTTTTGGGGGTTAATGATACCAATAAATTAAAAAAACGTTAAATGATTATGGAAACATACACAGTTATTTTTAAGAAAGAAGAAACCGAAGGGGTATTCGGTATTTCATTAGTTGAAAGTCCTGCGATGGAATCTAATTTTATAGCTTTAAGCGAACAAAAAGAGATTCAGTTGAAAGCTATCGACAATGAAAAAAGGATTCTTTTAGGTGCGGTATTAATTCCAAATAAACCTATTTACCGCAACCAAAACGGCAAGGAGTTTAACATCGTGTTTCCTGCTGAAACTATTCGTTTATCAATGGAAAACTTTTTTGAACAGGGTTATCAAAACGCATCAACATTAGAACACGATAACGAGCAAAAACTTAAAGACGTTACTTTTGTTGAAAGTTGGATCAAAGAAGATGATATAAACGATAAGTCAGTTAAATACGGAATGAATGAACCTATCGGAACTTGGTTCGCTTCTATGAAAGTAAATAACGATGAAATTTGGAATGACTTTGTAAAGACAGGCAAAGTAAAAGGATTCAGTATTGATGGATTCTTTGATTTAGAACGTATTAATTTAAAAACCGAGAATATGAATGTAGATTTAATCTTAACCGCTATAAAAGATGGTTTCTCCTCTCTAATTAAGAAAGAAGAAATTGTACTTGGTAGCGTTATGACTCAAGACCAATCACTAACGATTGACTTTGAGGGCGATACTTTAGCAGTAGGGATGCCGCTAACTATCCAAAATGAAAACGGAGATGTTATGCCTTTACCTGACGGTGAGTACATCCTTGAAAATGGTATGACTTTAACCGTTGCAGGTGGTTTAGTTTCTGAATTATCAGAAGCAAAAGCTGAAGAAGCCGAAGAAGAAATGGAAACCGAAATGGAAAAAGAAAGCCCAAGCGTTGGAGGTGTAAAAAGTGAAAAACACACACAAGAAATTTTTTATCAATTGGCTAAAGAGTTTGGTACTCAATTAGAGGCAATGAAAGCTGAATTAAAAGCTGATTTTACTGCAAAATTAGAAGAACAAAAAGAAATCGTTTCATTAACAAAAAACAAACCAGCTAAAGAAAAGTCTTTTGAAGAAATGACAGCTTTAGAGAAATTTAGACTAACAAAAAATAAATAAAAATTATGGCAATTACTTACAATTCAGTTAACTACAGAGGAAAGGCAGCAGAGCCAATCGTTGAGGAATTATTATTCGAAAACGCAACTATCGCAAAAGCATTAGTTACATTTGAAGAAGACGTTAAGGCAGAAACTATTTTCACAGAAGCTACTGCTACTGCAACTTTACAAGCTTATACTTCAGGAGTACCAACTTCAGCAGGTTCTTTAACTGCTTTTGACGTAGCGGTAACACCTACAAAAGTTCAATTTTACCAAGAGTTCGATCCTAATACTTTGAGATTTTCACGTTTCAAAAGAGATATGAAACCGGGTGCTTGGGAAATTATGTCAAGTGAATTTGAACAACTTGTAATCGGTGGTTTATACGCTAAACAAATTTCAAACGCTTTCGAAAATGAGTTTTGGAACGGTGCAACTGCTGCAACTAAAACGGCTGTAGCTGCTTTAACTGCTGGAACAGGAAACACTTCAGTAGGTGCTGCTGAGAAAACTAAAGTCGCTGCTTTGGCTTCAAGTCAAATTGACGGTATTTTAGTGAAAATGATTTATAACGATTCTAACGCTTCAGCAACTGCAGGAGTTGGTACAAGAATCAAAGTTGCAGGTACTACTTTAACTGCTTCTGTTTTAAAAGCTGAATTAGACAAAGTTTATGCTGCAATTCCTGCTGCTACTTTGAACGCAACTGAAAAACCATCTTTGTACTTGCCACGTTCGGTAAAACAAATGATTGTACAAGCTAACAACGTAACAACTGATTATACTAAACCATTTGATGCAGACGCAGCTTACGAAAACATTTACTTTAACGGTTTAAAATGTGAATTCGTTCCACTTCCAGAAAACGTTGTTATCGCTTCTTTAAAATCTCATTTGATTTGGGCTACTGATTTAGCTTCTGATGTTAACGTTATGCAACTTGACAAGATCGCTCTTAATAGAGAAGATATGTTCTTGAAAAACAATATGACACTTGCTGCTCACGTTGTTAATCAAAAATTCAACGTTCTTTACGTAGGATAGTTTAATAATCTAAAGGGAGCGTAAAACCTCCCTTTTTAATAAAATATATAAATATGGCTTGTGATATATTAAAAGGTCGGACTTTACCTTGTAAAGATTCGAGAACTGGGATTAGATTTGTAGATTTTGGACTTTATACAGGCGATACTTATACGGTATCCGCTCAGGAAATTGCTTCTTTACCTGCTGGATTAGCTGAAGTATTTCGTTATGAGGTAAAAGGTGCGGGTAATTCATTAATTGAAACAGCAACTGTAAACAACGATAATAGAACTATCGAAATTGTACAAGCATTAGCTTTGAATTTAGCTAAATTAGGCAAAGAAACTGAAGTAGAATTACAATCTTTACTTTATGGTAGAGTAGTTGCATTTATTCACGATTATAACGGAAACGTTAAAGCTGTAGGTATTGATTCAGGATTAGAAGCTACTACAGGAGTTATGAGTACAGAAGCGAGTGGTTATACTTTGGCTTTAGAAGCGAGAGATAATAACTTTGCTCCATTCTTATCAGGTGCGGCTAAAACTGCTTTATTAGCTTTAGTTTCGGCTCAAGTAGTTACTGCATAATATTTTTTTCATAGTGTTTTTGTTTTAAAGCGTATCTTAATCGGTACGCTTTTTTATTTGATACCAAACCACTAAAAAAACGTTTAATAAATATGAAGATATTTGATCCAACCGATACAGTCCATACCTTACAAATCATACCACGTGATTACGTTACTACGGCTACTATGGTTTTAAGGAATGAATTAAGACAAACTGAAACAACTCATAACCTTACTTGCACAAATACAAACGGTTATTTGACTGCTGAATTTACACAAACTATGACAGAAGGGCAAAATTTTGAGTTTGAGGTTTATGATACTAACGACAATTTACTTTACAGAGGTAAAGCTTACGCAACTGCAAATATATGAGTATAGAGATTTTACAATTAAGCAACTATGTAAGACCTGAAATAAAAGAAAGCGCTTCTAAAGACTTTGTTTTAAATGGCGATAAAAATAGTTTTTACCAAGAGATTATTGATAGGTATAACGGTAGCGCAACCAATAGAGCCATTATTGATGCTTATGCACAATATATTTACGGCAAAGGTTTAACTTCAAACCAAAAAAGTACAAAGGCGATACAATTTGCGGACATTTTAAGAATACTATCTAAAAAAGATTTAAAGAACGTTTGTCAAGATTATTCATTATTTGGCGAGGCAAGTATTGAGATAATTTTTAAAGGTGGTAATGTTATGCAAATTAAGCATACGCCTAAAAATTGTATCGTACCTAATAAAATGGATGAGAATGGGGACGTAAAAAGCTATTGGTATTCAAGAGATTTTTCACAACCAAGAAAATACGATCCTATACAAATACCTGCATTTGGTTTTGATACAATTAAAAACGGTTCAGCTATTTATATAATTTCAGACTACCAAGTAGGAAAAACATATTTCAGCGATCCTACTTACTTGAGTGGTATGCCATACGCAGTATTTGAAGAAGAATACTCTAATTTTGTAGTAAACCACATTAAAAATGGTTTGTCTTTTGGTCATATTATTAATTTTAACGATGGAGCAGACAAAACAGAAGAACAAAAGAAAGCTATATTCGATTCATTTAGGCAAAATTTAGCAGGTAGCACTAATGCAGGTAAATTTGTTTTAGCTTATAACGACAATAAAGAAAATAGCGTAACTATTGAAGCGTTAACCGTAAGTGATGCACATAAGCAATACGAGTTTTTGACGGCTGATGCAATGCAAAAAATAATGTTATCGCATAGGGTAACTTCGCCTATTCTTTTTGGTATTAAAGATGCTACAGGATTCGGAAATAATGCAGACGAAATGCAAGTAGCATTTGACGAATTGATGTTAAACGTTATACAACCAAAACAAGAGGTAATTTTAGATGCTTTAATGTTTGTTTTAAATCAAAACGGTTTTAATATTGATTTAGATTTTATTCCGTTAAGACCTAAAACAACAAGCGAACAACATACTCAACTATCAAAGCAAGTACAAGAAAGAAGTTTTGAGGATATTGAATTAGATTTAGCTAATTACGGAGAAACTTTAGACGAAAACGAATGGGAATTAGTCAGTTCAAATCCTGTAGACTTTGAAACAGAAGAACAGTTAGATAAAGAATTAGAAACTTTAAATAAAGTTACTTTAGGTTTAGCAAATGTAGCTTTAGCAGTATCTACAGGAGTAGCTAAAACAAAAAGCGTTTCTGAATTAGATACAAAATTATATATTACTCGTTATAGATATGGTGGTAATCCAAATCCTGAAAGAGCATTTTGTAAGGCAATGATGAGAGCTAATAAACTTTATAGAAAAGAAGATATTGCTGCTATGAGTCAAAGAAATGTTAATCCTGGTTTTGGTATGCGACCGAACCCAAATCAGCCTTATGATATACTATTATGGAAGGGCGGTGGCTTACTTTCTGACGAATTTCCGCACGGAACTTGCCGCCATTTTTGGATGCGTGAAATGTACAGAAAAATCGGTTCAGGTAAAAACACAGCCGCACAACCATCGACAGCTGCAGATGTTAGAAAAGCTGGAGAAATTGCACCAACTATTAACCCTAAAGCGTATATTGCGCCCCACGATATGTAATGGAAACAATTTTATTAAACGATAACGAGATAACAGAAAGCACTTTATTAGGTGGGAATATTGATGTGGACAGATACAAATTTTGTATTATCGACGCTCAAATTTCTAAATTAGAAGAATGTTTAGGGGAAACGCTTTATGAGAAAATAAAAGATGACTTCGATGCGGGAACTTTAGCAGGCAATTATTTAACTTTACATACAAAGTATATAAAACCTTTTTTAATTCATCAAAGCGCACTTGAATACCTTAAAATCGGAGCGTACCACGTTAGCAATGGAGGTATTTATAAACATACACCAAGCAACGGAACGGCAATAGAAAAAAATGAGGTCGATTTTTTAGTAGAAAATCAAAGGTCTAAAGCTGAAATGTATTTACAACGTATGGAAAAATGGTTAGCAGTTAACACAATACCTGAATATTATTCTTATGTATCTGGAACTGTAACACCTGCAAGAAAGTCAAGTATTGGTAATTGGTATTATGACGGTATGGACTACACAAATAAGCGAAATAAAAGCGACAATGATAACGACATCGACTTCGGATATTGGTAAGAAAGAGCGTGAGGCTAAAAAAACTATTGAAAAATTAGAAATATATCTTAAAAAGAATGGCACAACAAATAGTGAACGTAGGAGCAGCGGCAAATGACGGAACAGGCGATACTTTAAGAGCTTCGCAACAAAAAGCAAATGCAAATTTTACCGAGTTATACGGAATTGCGGGAGGTTCTTCAAGCTTACAAGCCGTTACTGATATAGGCAATACTACAGATAATAACATAGAATTTTCTTCAGGAGTTGGAGTTCTATTAGATAACACTTCGACATTAAGAAAAGGTACAATTGATGCAGGTTATGGGGGTGCAAATGGTATCGCTCAAATTTGCTCAGTTGGTTACGAGTTGAAATGGGAAGCTGGTCGCCTTTACGTTATGGGCGATGGTGGCACAACTATTAGAGAAGTAAGCCATAATTTTACAACTACACCCGCTGCTACAGATGATATAAGTAAAGGCTTTATAGTTGGTTCACGTTGGATTTTAGACGATGGCGATTTATACATTTGTACCGATAACACAAGTACGGCTGCGGTTTGGGAATTACAAACAGCGGTTACAAGCGTAGGCTTAACAATGCCGAGCGCATTTAGCGTTACAAATAGTCCAATAACATCGAGCGGAGATATTGCAGTAACAGGCGCTGGATTAGCTTCTCAATACGTTCGTGGTGATGGTACTTTGGCAAATTTCCCAACTACAAGCGGTGGCGGAGCTTCTGTTTCTTATTATTTAAACGGTAGCGTTTCACAGGGTACAATAGGCGGTGTTGATTATAAAGAAATGGATGGTACGCCAGTAATTGGTGCGGGTACTGATTTTACTATAAACGCAAATGGTTATATTGCACAATTTATTACTGATTCAGGAAATCCAAATAAATTATTAATACCAGCTGGAAATTGGAATTTTGAAACGTATTTTAGCGCATCATCAAGTGGTGGTACACCTCGATTTTATATTGAATTATATAAATATGATGGGACTACTTTTACTTTAATATCTTCTAATTCCGCAACACCTGAAAATATAACAGGCGGTACAGCAATTGATTTGTATTTAACTGCATTGGCAATACCTCCAACGGTATTACTTGCAACTGATAGACTTGCAGTAAGATTTTATGTTATCCCAAGCGGTAGAACTATAACAATGCATACTGAAAACAGTCACTTATCGCAGATTATCACTACATTTTCAACTGGATTAACTGCGCTAAATGGTTTAACAAATCAGGTGCAATATTTCGCAACAGGAACAACAGGCGCTGACTTTGGAATTAGTTCGGCAACTGATACGCACACTTTCAACTTACCAACGGCAAGCGCAACAAATAGAGGGGCATTAAATTCAACCGATTGGAGTACGTTTAATGCAAAAGCCGATATCGCACCAAGACTTCAAACTGTTACAAGTTCGGCAACAGTTACACCAACAAGCGCAAATGACCTTGTTGTTATTACGGCACAAGCTGCAGGTTTAACTATTGCAAATCCAACAGGTACAATGGTACAAGGTCAGGCTTTAATGATTAGAATCAAAGATAACGGAACGGCTCGTAGTATTGCTTTTGGAACTAATTACAGAGCGTTAGGAATAACACTACCAACTACAACCGTAATAAGTAAGACTTTGTATTTAGGTTGCATATGGAACGCTACTGATACAAAATTTGATATTGTTGGATTAAATCAGGAAGCGTAATGTATTACAGTTTAATTAGTTCGATGGGCAAAGGGTTATCAGATGCGCAAAAATTTATTTTAGCCGCAGGAATAACAGACGCAACGCAAAAGAGTGCTATTAATACTTTAGTTAATGACTTAAAGAGTTACGGTATTTGGTCTAAAATGAATGCGTTATATCCAATGGTTGGTGGAAGTGCGACAACACATAAATATAACTTAAAAGACCCTCGTGATTTAGATGCTGCATTTAGGTTATCATTTAACGGAGGTTGGACACATTCAAGCAATGGTATTCAAGGAAATAATTCAAATACTTACGCTAATACTTTTTTTTCAAGTTTAAACAATGACAGTTCTTTTTGGCTATATTCAAGAACTAACCTGTTAAACACTTCTCAAATTGATATGGGGGTATTTTCAGGTGTAAATCCATCGAGTTCAAACAATGGTATCGCTATATCATTCTCAGATGGTAAAACATATCTATATGAGAACATAGCTGCAACTACTGGGACTATATCATATACTTCGACAAGTTCTTTAGGATTATTTGGCGCAAATAGAACAACAAGTGCGCTGTCTAATGGGTGGCATAATGGGGTAAAAAAGATAACAAATACTGGTTCGTCAGGTGTTGGTACAACAATTCCAATTTATGTTGGAGGATATAACGCAGACGGAGTATTATATTACGTATCTTCGAAAGAATTTGCATTTGCTGCCGTTGGAAATGGATTAACAGATACTGAAGCGGCTAATTTTTACACTATTGTTCAAGCATATCAAACAACACTTGGAAGACAAGTATAATAAATAACATAAAATAAATTAAAAAAATAAAAAAAATGGAAGTATATAAATTAACTGAAGAACAAAAAGATAACTTAATAGGTCAAACTTATGACGGAGAACAATATTTCAATCCTACATTAGATGCTGACAATAATTGGTTTATATCTATTGAAGAAGTAAATCAATGTATTAATGAATCATTTCAATGGGTAAAAGATTTACCTTTAATTAACTATAATCCTATTATTAATGAATTTTTTTAAAATAATACCAATTAAAAGAATAGAGCCAATCACATTTATAGGGATTGCTTTGGCATTTATTGCACCGATTTACCCGCTTATGGCAACCGTTATAACATTTATCGTAGCAGATGCAATGTTAGAGGTTATAAATTCATTCAAAAATCATTTATTTTGCCCGACATTTGTCAAAAGATTGATATTAAAATTAGTATCTTATAACATTTGTTTGGTAATAATATACGTTTTAGAGGTAAATTTATTAGGCGAATTTATTAAAATGATTATAGGAGTACCTTTATTATTAACAAAAGTTTTAAGCGTTGGTTTAATATGGTTAGAACTAAACTCAATAGATGAAAACTTTTTTAAAATTACGGGTAAAAGGTTCGTAAAAGAGTTTAAAAAAATGATTATATTTGGCAAAGAAATCAAAAACGAGATACAAGATGCAAATAAATAAAGATTGTTTATTATTGATAGCAGAGTTCGAAGGTTTATCTTTGAAACCTTACCTTTGCCCTGCTAAAAAAGCGACAATAGGATACGGAAATACGTATTATAAAGATGGTAAAAAGGTTACAATGTTAGATAGTCCAATAAGTAAAGAAGATGCGCTTATATTGCTTGAAAACGTGGTAAATTCATTTGCTAAAGAAGTAAATAAGTTAGTAAGTGCGCCACTTAATCAAAATCAATTTAACGCTTTAGTATCTTTTGCCTATAATGTAGGAATGGGTAACTTAAAAAATAGTACATTATTAAAATTAATTAATAAGGATCACAATCAAATTGCAATTGCAAACGAGTTTCTAAAATGGGTTAACGCAGGCGGTCAAAAGTCAAAAGGATTAGAACGTAGAAGAATTAAAGAATCACAAATTTATTTTAAAAAGTAACAAAATGGAAAAAAAAGATTTGATTAATTTAGCACTTAAAGAAGTAGCTATTAAGTACAGTGAAAGTCCAGCAACTACAAACGCTGGAAGATGGTTAAGGTTAATTGTAAAATATTTGCCAACTGATTTAATTGTTAAGGCATTTGCTCACAAGTTAAGCAGGTAATTTAAACGGGATTAGGGTGTCTCCTGGTCGAAACTAAAACCTTGTAATTAATTTTGCAAGGTTTTTTTTATGCAATAGCGTGTAATTAAATTTAATTACTTATATTTGCATTTATAATCATAAAAACAAAATGCTATGGAATGTAAATTGTGCTATAAAAAAACAGAACATTTAGAAAAACATCATATAATACCAAAATCAAAAGGAGGTTCTAATGATAAAAATAATTTGATTTCAATATGTCAAGATTGCCATTGTAAAGTTCATAATGTTAGCTTTAGAGGTAAAGAAGGTATTATTTCTATTAGCGCACAAAAAGCAAAATCAAAACATAATGAGGCTATAGAATGGATTAAAAAAAATGAAAATTTATTAATAAAAAAAATTGATGATATAAAATATTTAGATGATTATAAGCATTTAGTAATTATTCATTTATTACCTTTTATTGATGCTGTAAAACTTAAAGAATTTGTTTTAGGGAAAAAAAATATAACTATAAAATTAAATTTGTCTAATTTATTAAACCAATGCTATGAATAAAAAACTAAAAGAACTATTTCTTAAATCAGGTTTGACAAAAGCCGAGTTTTCAAGAAAGTGCGGAATTAAAAAACAAAATCTTAATCCGTATTTAACCGATTTGTACGAAATGAAATTATCAACTTTTGAAAAAATAAAAAAGAATTATTTGCGTAATTAAAAATTATTACTATCTTTG